TTAGTCCGTGATGATTACAAAAAGAAAAATGGTAATGGTAATGGCAACGGAAATGGACATTCCAACGGTAATGGTAATGGAAACGGCTCTAATGGAAATGGTAATGGCAACGGTGGAAACGGTGGTGGAGTTAGTGAAGCCATCCGTCTTGCACCTAAGACAGGAAATATAATATCTGTTAATTTGGCATGGAGAGGAAATGACTACAATCTTAAAATGTTTTTCCCTCATGTCAAAACCCCTTCACGCAGAGAAGTACAGGATCAAGTGAGAAAAGTGTATCCTAATGCTAAACTCTGGAACTACAAAGTCTCGGACTATGACCCTGGAGAACCACTCCTCATCGGAGGAGAAAAAAACTAAAGAGTTAGAAAAGAAAGTAGAAAATTTAGAAAAAATATTAGAACTACAAAGAAAAACTATCGAACACGACAAAAAATTTGGTAAGTATGAAATGATGTAATTATGGAAGACGTTTATTTAGGCAATCCCAATCTAAAAAAAGCAAATGTTCAGCAGGAGTTTACTGAAGAACAGATTCTTGAGTTTATGAAATGTGCAGGAGATCCTGTATATTTTGCAAATAATTATATGAAGATTGTTTCTCTTGATGAGGGACTTGTTCAATTTAAACCATATGATTTTCAAGAGACATTAATTAAAAACTTTCATGAGAATAGATTTAATATATGTAAGATGCCTCGTCAGACAGGTAAATCTACTACGTCTGTAGCTTATCTTTTACATTATATTGTTTTTAATGATAGTGTGAATGTAGGTATTCTTGCGAACAAAGCAGCAACTGCCAGAGACTTGTTAGGTAGATTACAAACTGCTTATGAAAACTTACCTAAGTGGATGCAACAAGGTATTATATCTTGGAACAAAGGTTCTATGGAGTTGGAAAATGGATCAAAGATATTAGCAGCATCTACATCTGCTAGTGCGGTTCGTGGTATGTCATTTAACATACTATTCCTTGATGAGTTTGCATTCGTTCCAAACCATATTGCAGAGGCATTCTTTAGTTCAGTTTATCCTACTATTACTTCTGGTAAAACAACTAAAGTTATAATGGTTTCTACCCCACATGGTATGAACCATTTCTATAGGTATTGGCATGATGCTGAAAAGGGTAAGAATGATTATGTACCAACTGATGTACACTGGTCTCAAGTACCTGGCAGGGATTCTGAGTGGAGACGGCAAACTATTGCAAACACATCTGAACAACAGTTTAAGATTGAGTTTGAGTGTGAGTTCTTAGGATCTGTTGATACTCTTATTGCACCATCTAAACTTAGAGCATTTGTTTATGAAGCACCTATCATAAGAAAAGCAGGTTATGATTGTTATGAGCAACCTATAGAAGGTCATGATTATGTAATGACTGTTGACGTAGCAAGAGGAGTTAGTGAAGATTACTCTGCTTTTGTCGTTGTAGATATTACAGAGTTTCCTCATAAGGTTGTAGGTAAGTATAGGAATAATGAAATCAAACCTATGATATTCCCTAATGTTATTTGGGAGGTGGCAAAGAATTATAATGATGCATTTATTATGTGTGAGGTTAATGATATTGGAGATCAAGTAGCATCTATTCTAAACTTTGATCTTGAATATGATAATCTTCTTATGTGTTCTATGAGAGGTAGAGCAGGTCAAGTTGTGGGTCAAGGGTTCTCTGGTAAGAAGACACAACTTGGAGTTAAGATGTCCAAGACAGTTAAGAAGATTGGTTCTCTTAACTTAAAGACTCTTATTGAAGCAGATAAATTAATATTCAAAGACTATGAAATTATATCTGAATTAACAACCTTTATTCAGAAGAGTAATTCATTTGAGGCAGAAGAAGGTTGTAATGATGACCTTGCTATGTGTTTGGTTATATTTGCTTGGTTGGTTCAAAGTGATTACTTTAAAGAACTTACAGATCAAGATGTTCGTAAGAGATTGTATGAAGAACAAAAGAACCAGTTAGAGCAAGACATGGCTCCATTTGGTTTTATTGTAGATGGAACTGATGAAGATCAATTTGTTGATAAAGAGGGTGATAGATGGTTTATAGATAATGGGTCAATGGACACAGCTGCTTCTCCTGCTGCTTGGAATGCGGATGAGTATGGTGACAGATCTTACAACTGGGAATATCGATAATGGAATTTGACAAGCAACTTAAATTAGGACATTTGTTGCTTGTAGATAGAAAATGTAGAACTTGTGGGGAGATGAAAAATCTTGTAGATGGTTTTTACAGAACAAGAAAAAGTAGAGGGGCAGTTCCATCATCTTACTCTTATGAATGTAAGATATGTACAGTAAGAAGAATAATTGATAAGAGAAAAAAGAAACCATTTAGTGATTGGTCATATCCAGATTGGTAGTGTTCACTCCATGTTTCCCCATTGAAAATAACCTTTTGAATAAATATTTTCAGATAAACTGAGACTCGGAGAAAGACAACATGGCCACTCCTCAATTATCTCCTGGAGTACTGGTAAGGGAGGTTGATTTAACAGTAGGAAGAGCTGAGAATGTATTAGACAATATCGGTGCAATTGCTGGACCGTTTGAAATTGGACCTGTCGATGAGGCAATCGACATAACTACTGAAGAAGATTTAGTTAATACTTTTGGTAAGCCAATAGGAACTGACTCACAATACGAATACTGGATGACAGCATCGTCATTCCTTTCATATGGTGGTGTTCTTAAGGTAGTTAGAACTGCAGGTAGTAATCTTAACAACGCAAACGCAGGTGTTGGTGTTGCTTCTACTGCTGTTCTTAAAATTTACAACTATGATGATTATGTAAACAATCATCAAAGTGATGCAACATTTAACTATTCAGCAAAGAACCCAGGAACTTGGGCAAACACTCTTAAGGTGTGTCAGATTGATGACGCAGCAGACCAAGTAATTGGTATTAGCACTAATAACTTATTCCTTGCAGGTGCTCGTGTTGGATTTGCTGTTACTGCAAATATAGACGGAGCAATTATTCCAGGAATTGGAACCACAGGTTCATTTACAGGATTCCTTAAAGGAATTATTACTGGTGTAAGTACAGATACTGTTGATTCTAAGTCAACATTTAATGTTAAAATTACTGATAGAATATCTGCAGTTGCTGGTGTTACATCTTACTTCCCAATTGATTATGCTGAAGGAAATAGTATAGCAGCATACACAACATCAAATGCTATTAGATTCCTTAATGCTTCTGGTATTAATACAGGGCATTCTGCTGATGCAGCATACACTCCAGCATCTGCTGTTGACTGGTATGATCAGCAAACATTAGGTTTAGTTAATTCTACTGTATTTTGGAAGACATTAGCACCAAAACCAACCACTAGTAACTTTGTTAGTGAGAGGGGTGGTAAGAATGACCAAATACACGTTGTGTTGGTTGATGATGAAGGTAGAGTAACTGGAATTAAGGGAAATATTATTGAGAAACATCTTAACCTTTCTAAGGCAAAAGATACAGTTTCTGCAGTTAATCCTCCAGACAAGACATACTATAAAGATTATATTGCACTTCGATCTGACAATGTTTACGCAGGTAAGAACCCATCTGAAGCTGCTGACTCTCAATGGAGTACTGCACCATTAGCTTCTGGATTCTCTACAGCATGTACTCCCGTAACAACTGGAGATGGTTTATGGGGTTTAGATGCACAAGATGTTAAGTTTAGTGTTCTAGGTAATATCTCATACACATTATCTGGTGGTCAGGACTACGGTTCAATTCCAGCTGGTGAGACAAAAGGTGGAATGAAGGCTACACTAGCCGATCTAATGACATCCTACAGATTGTTTACCAATAAGGATGAAGTTGAAGTAGATTACTTGATTATGGGTCCAGGTTGTGCTACAGAATCTGATTCTCAAGCAAAAGCAAATCAATTGCTATCACTTGCTGGAGAAAGAATGGATTGTATGGCAACAATCAGTCCACATAGAGCAAACGTGGTTAACATTACTGATACTGGTACTCAAACCACTAATGTGATTAACTTCTTTAGTCCACTTTCCTCATCATCTTATGGTGTGTTTGATAGTGGATACAAGTACATGTATGATAGATTTAATAATAAATTCCGTTACATTCCTTGTAATGGAGACGTTGCTGGTCTAATGACTCGCACAAATATAGTTGCTTATCCTTGGTTCTCTCCTGCAGGTCAGCAACGTGGTGTTATTAACAATGCAATTAAACTTGCATATAACCCAACAAAAGCACAGAGAGATAAGTTATATCCTCAGAGAATTAACTCATTCATTACCACACCTGGTATTGGAACACTTCTCTTCGGTGATAAAACTGCACTTGGATATGCATCAGCATTTGATCGCATTAACGTTCGTCGTTTATTCCTTACAATTGAGCAAGCACTTGAAAAAGCAGCACAGGCTCAACTATTTGAACTCAACGATGAGTTAACAAGAGCAAACTTCCGCAATATTGTGGAACCATATCTTCGTGACATTCAGGCAAAGAGAGGATTATTTGGATTCCT